CTGAGACGCGGCGGAGGCTGAACTTGCCGCGGCGGTCTTCGAGGAGGCCGCCGCCGTTTCCGATGCCTCGGCGTTTGCTTCGGAAGCACCTGCGGCTGTAGCCGAGGAAGCCGCCGCGTTCTCGGAGGTCTCAGCCGCTTTGGCCGATGCGGACGCCGCATCAGCGAAGCCGCTTGCTTTGTTGGCGCTGGCTTCCGCGGCAACAGCTTGCGCCGTCGCCTTAGCGAGTGAGTCTGAGCCCGCGGAGATAACATCCTGCTTCCACTTCTGACCGGTAGCGACGACGGTGTCGTTCCACGTGCCGCCGGTCTGGGTAATGCGGTCTACCTCGTCCTGCCCATAGAGCTTGATGCTCGCGACGACATCTGAGCCGGCCGTCGAGATGTGACTCGTCTGCGCCTGCCCGACTGACTGCACGTTTGAAATCTGCGTGCCGCCTTCTGCTTGGATCGCGGCGATCTGCTTTTGCCCTTCGGCCGTCACTTGCTCTTTTGTGACGTTAATGGCGTCCTTCGACGCTTCGGCTTCCGCAGCCGAGGAGGCCGCCGCCGTCGCAGAAGCCGCCGCATCACTGGCGCTGGCCGCAGAAGCAGATGCTGAGTTGGCGGCCTCTCCGGCTTTTTCTACGGCCGTATCGCGCGCCTCGAAAAGGGAAAGCGTAAAGGCTTCCGGGGTATCGTCGCCAAGTTCCGGCGCCAGCACTGCGCGGTTAAGCGTATCGAGCACCTGCTGAATGAGCGCAGTGTTCTTGTCCCACGCGCCGTTCAAGTCCTCTGCGTTAAACGCCCCCTGATTCTGCAAAGCGAGAAGCTGGGTGTACGGGATGTTTGAAAGAATAACAAGCTTGGCGCCCGCAGCCAGAGGGGACGAAAGCGTAACGGTGCCGCCAACGGTCTGCGCAGAGGCCGAGGCCAGCGTGACAGAGTACTGCGTCGTATCGAGCAAAGTACCCGATGTCGCGTCGGCCGCGCGGACGTAGACCTTAACTTGGTCGGCGGCGAAGACGCGAAAAGGGAACGTGTATGAATTCACGTCCCCTGTGCCGACATACGTCTGACTGCGCCGAATTTCGGTACTGATCATGTGTGAATCCGGTTGCCGAATTCACGTGCTCTAAGCTCTGATTTTAGCGGTTATTTCTTGTAGCCGAGAAGAAGTGCAAGCCAATTGTCAGTGTCGCCCTTATCAAGCGCCTGCCAGCCGGCAATCGACTTCTGCAGCTGAGCCGCACCCGGCATGCCGAAGTCGCCGGCAAGGTTGATCAGCGCCTTGGAAAACGCCGCGTCAATCTCGCCCTGCTGAACCTGAGACAGGAACTGCCCTGCATCAGCAATAGCTCGAAGGCCGGACGGACCGCGCCACGAGAACACCGGATCGCCTTTAAAGAAGTTCTCCGTCATGCTCGAGAACTCGCGGGCCAAGAAGAACTGTCCGAGCACAAAACTGGCCGAAGAGCCCAAAGCGTAGCGAGCCCCGTTAGAGAACTTCTCGGCATCCGTCATCCGGTCCCACTTGTCGTCGTCGTCACCCGGCTGAATAGCCGCACGAATCACGGACTCGATCATCGGAAGCGCAAGCGAAATCGTGAGCATCTGCGCATACGCTTTCGCACGGTTGCTCTCACCCAGATAGCTCATGGCAGTCAAACCCATTGCGCGGCCCATGAACGAATAGAACACCATGAAAAGGCGTTGGATCGGGGAACCGTTTTCGATTGCCGCAGAGTCTGATACAAGGCCAGAACCCTGCGTATCGCGAACGACGCGATCTGCGTATTTCACCGCTTCCGCTTCGCTCAGCCCTTCGGTCTCAATGGCACGGCGGAACGCTCCGCTCCACACCACATGGTCAACCGTTCCCTGCACGGCCATCATCGGCGCGTAGGCCACGTCGTAGACCGCGCCCTTAATCTTGGTGTAGCGGCCGCCTTTCTCGAGCACATTACGGGCGTCGGCGATTTCACGAGTACGGGTAACTTGACGGGCGCGCATGAAGACACTGCGGCGGTTGATCTCCTGCCAAGTCTCCACTGGGTGCATCATCAGATCCCCGATTCCGGCGAGCACATACTTAGCGCCGACCTTCGGCACCGCCGTGATGAGGCCGGTTACCTGAATCAGCGCCGTTGTGAAGTTGAAGCCTAAGCCGGCAAGCGAGACGCCTTGACGTACAAAGGCCGACGCGCGATCCGCCGCTCCCGTGTTGGCCGGGCGACCGCCCGTAGCAATAGCCTTGGCCATGTTGTCAAGCACCTGCACGCCTGCTTCGCCGAAGCGATCGCGGACGGTGTTGAGGATGCCGGGGACAAATACTGTCTTTGGCGGCTCCTTAAGCTTGATCGTATCCGGGTCAAGACCCGCCTGTTTGGCCTCCTCCCGAGCAGTGTTGTACTCCTCAAGCGCCTTGGCACGCTGACTTTCGTAGTCTGGGTTGGGAATGCGAATGCCTTCCATAACTCGCTTATAGTCCGCCAGATACTCCCGCCAGCAGACGTCGTGAACCACCTCTTCCGCGCCGTCAAAGACACCCTGCACGTCCAGACGCATTACAGACCCCATCGGAGCATCGCCGGCGCGAGCCTTGGTGTAGGTCTTGAGCGTCATCATTTCGGTGGCGCCCTTCAGCGCGGCTTCGTAGTTAACCGCATCGTCGTCTGTATAGGCTCCGCCGAGCTTCTGCATGGAGGCGTTCTTGTCGTACTTGATCGGTACGTAGCCGCCCGTCATCTGTACTTCCACACCGTCCTTTGACACTACCGTGAACGGCGTAGGCTCGATCCACAACGGTTCTGTTCCCGTTGCACGACGGTTCATTTCCGCAGCGAGCTTACGAAGCTTTTCCGTCACCGCCCAAACCTTATTGACGATCTGCAGCTGTTCTGCCGTCAGCTCTTCGGCGATGCGCATCTGCTTCTCTCGATCGAGGCCGTTGCCCGTTTCAAGACGCTTAGCGTTGCCCTCGTTGCCCATGTTGAGCACAACGGCCATGATGTTGTGCAGGTTCATGCGCCCGACATCTTCAATCTCTCGGAAGTCGCTGTTAAACGCGCGGCCCGATACCGGCGAAAGCAGATCTGTAAGCTCTGCGCCGAACTCTGCCTTCAGCTGCTGCTCGCGATTGGAGCATTCGTCCTGACGCCAAAGCAGCGTCTTCGTAAGAAAGCCCTGCCTGTTTCCGTCAAGCGCCTGCACAAAAGCGACGCCGGGAATATGCGCGTAGATGAAGCTCGTGAACCCCCGCTTGAACTTCGCCCCAGGGCGGGTTTCCGTAATCGCCGAATTGAAATGCCCGCGCTTTACGGCGTTCGCGTTAGCCGTAACGGACGCTGTACCCTCTCGGATCGTGTCGTACAGCTCCATCGTCTTTTCAAGTTCGCGACCCTTCTTTTCGAGGGAGCCGTCTTTGGTGAGGGCTCCGAAGAAATTGTTCAGTTCTTCGATCTGACGAATCTGCATCGACGGCCAGTCCTGCCCGCCTTTGAGCAGCGCCGCCTGCGTATCTTCCGATAAGTTCTCCCACGCAAGCCGAATATTGTCGTGCTTCTCAACAAAGCTCTTCCACGGGGCGGCGGCTTTGTTCTCCTGTGCGTTAAACCCCAGACGTGCGGCGAACTTATGGATCTGCTCGGAGTACTCTCCGCCGACCGTCTTTGTCTTCAGCGCTGCTTTCACTCTGCGGTTAAAACGAGTGCCTAATGCACGGGCGCGCTCCACTTCACTTGCGAGCATCTCTTGCGCTAGTTGAGCGTGCTTAGCGTCTGCCGCCTCCGAGGTCTGGCCTTTGCCGAAGGCTGTAAGCGCAGCCTTACTGGCACGACGGGCCGCGGACATAAAGGGGTACGAACGGATTGGCAGCCACCGACCGCTCCGTTCGTGGTATCGGGCATAGGTCATGCGGCCGACTGCTGAACGCGCGAAGGCTTTCATCGCCGCATTCACTTGCGAAGCCTTACCCGCCATGCCCTTAAGCGCTGCGACTTCTATAGAAAGCACACGCAGTCTGGCGTCGTTATTAAGCGCAGCCGAGGCCAGTTGTGCGATGGAATCCGGTGAGTACGCCGTGCCGTACTTTTGCAGGAATTCGCTTCTTGCGGCCTCATCCGCAGCCTTTCCTAGGTCGACCTTAGACCCGGCAACGATGCGGTCTGCCAAAGCTTCCGGGGACTCTGCGTTGAACGCCATCGCCGCTTCACCCAGCGTTAGGTACTCAACGTTTGCTTTCCCGCGCTCCATGGCCACGTGGCTGTCAATCAGCGCTTTCTGCGTTTCTTCCGGCAGGTTTTTGATCGTGTCAGCATCGATCTTGCGCCGGATCGTTTTGCCGTTCTGCTTAGTCGAGCGAATAAAGTACTGGTACGCCTTAATGTGCGGTTCATTCAAAAGAAGCTTTTGTGCAGCACGGCGCATCTTTTGGAAGTCTGCCTCAAACCCTCGGCGTTTCCGCAGATCAGCGTCTGTACCAAGCTTCATATCCTCGGTCAGGTTCTTGCGAATCTTCCCTTCGGCCTGCTGTCGCGCAAGCTCTCGAAGGTCAACAAAAGAACGGAAGTCGTCCTCCGACATGCCCGCCTTAACCAACGGGTCGAATACGTTTGCGTCAGCCCAACGATCGCGCGCATCCTGCACCGCCTGCTCAGACACAAAAAGCTGATCATAGAGTGAAGCTACTTCCGGAGACAGTTCAACATCAAGCGTTCGGCGAAGGGTGACATAGACCTCTTTGAGCCAATCGGCAAACTGCGCAAACACTTTTTGGAGCCCTTCGGCCGGAGCCTTGCCTTCCTTGATGTACGCCTCCATACCGCGGGCGAATTTCTCTTGAAAAGCCCGCTGCTCGTCCGTTGAGGATGCAAGCCATCGATCGACTGCATCCCGAAACGATAGGTCTGTCTTAGCGTCATATGCCCCGCCCCACTGCATGAACTTCGATGTGAGCACGAGTAACCGCTCGCTTTGCTGAGAGATGGGCCTCTGCGAATCCGCCTGCTGTGCAAGAAGTACCTTGGCCGTACGCAGCATCGTATCAAGCCAGTAGTGCGCAGACTCGTGCAGAAAGGTAGACGCGTTCATACTTGACGCGGCATCTTCATCCTTGAAGAGCCGAATCATTTTTTCCGTCGGCGTGTAGCTCCCGAGGATCGCTTTCTTGCGCTCTCTCAGGCGCCGATTCTCTGCGCGACGGTCTACCGGCGAAGTGTCTTCCTTCCACGCCCCCACATCTGCCTTGTGCTCCTCCCGGGATGTGCGCCGCACGCCATCCTCGGTCGTCTGCAGAAAGCCTTCCGGTTTGGGCGTCGACTCGACGTTAACCGTGAAGCCGTGCTCTTTAAAGAAGACATCAGGCTCAACGCCGGCCATCTCGGCCATGTTCTCCAGAATAGAGGCCTGTATGGCGACGGAGGACTGCACCTCCTCCTCGGATCGGCCGGCCGCACGAAGCCCCTCTGCCACGGGCGCTAGTGCCGTGCGGGCTCGCTCCATGCGCTCACGCTTGCGCTCGTACCCTTCGACTGTTGCCATGGCCAACTGGTTGACCGCAAGCTCCAGTTCGCCCGTTGCGTCATACGCGCGAGCCTCGCCGATAGACATGCCGTCGCGGTCAAAGCGCGCCAAGGCCATTACATTTTCGGCCAAGGGCTTGTCTTTCAGCCGCAGCTCGAACACCTTGGCAAGCGGAATCTTTACGTCGGCGCCAGTGGCCTCGGCTTCCGTGAGCACTTTAGCGGCGTCAGGAATCAGCTCGCGGAGTTTATCCATATAGGGTTCTGCTTCGCGAGCATTGATGATCACGTCCGTAAGCGGCGTGCCTTGGAAGACCGACTGCACCGCCCGAGCCGCCACGTCCGGCGCACGCTGCGCGAGGCCGGTCGTCTCCATTCGGTTAAAGGCTTCTTCAACCACGGCGGCGTTATCGAGTGCGCTCTTTGCCGAACTCTGGTCCTGTGCCACACGGCGGATCTGATTGCGCGCAGAGATCATGTCCACGGGGGCAGTGGCAAGATCCGCGATGGCTTCAAGGAATACATCGGCAGTGTTGATCTCCTCGCCGATTGCAACCTGCCCGAGCGCTTCGCCGCCGGCACCAAACGCCGCCTGCACTACAGCCTGCGTGGCATAGTCCTCCGCGACCGCGCCGGTTGTCTTGGCCGTGCGGTTAGCGGCTCTGCCGGCATCGACGGCCTCGCCCAAAGTCTTTCCGGAGCGGCGGGCCCGTACCGCCGCATTAAGTGAACTGATCGGCCGGATGCTCAACCGAGCGGCGCCAAGCGACAACGCATCCATCGCGCCGACGGTGAGCGCGCGTTTCGTCGCCGTAATGCGGGCTTCGCGCACTAAGTCAGAGTTGGCCATAAAGGCTCGAACGGCGTCAGGGTTCGTCGTGTCGACGCCCTGCTTTTCCATCTGGCTGATGAAGGTAGACCCGTACTCGGCCTCAAAAGACGACGCCCCCATAACCGCTGCTGCGGCGGCCGGGCCGGCGACCATGCCGGCGATAGGCGCAAGCACGAACCCGGTCGGACTGGTCGCTACCGAAGTAGCAAGCGTGCTGACCATCGTGTCAACCGGATGCCGCACGGCGATGCCGATCATGTCCCACACGCTGTCCGCGTTGGCAATATCCGCTATGGCCGGATTAGTCGAAAGCCGCTGCGCTTCAATCTGCGCCTGTGCTAGCTCTTCTGCCGCGTACTTCGTCGCCTCCTTACGCCGAGCGGTCTGCTCCGCCGCAAGCTGAGCCGCCTTTGCCCGAAGCGGGCTGTCCGGACGATTCGCCCAGTCTTGGAGCCACTCGTCACCGCCGAACGCGTCCGCATCCCCCTGACGAAGGAGATCCGTCGGATTCACAACTGCGGGGGCCGCGCCGATCTGCAGACGCTTCTGCGCGTCATTGGCCTGCGACTGCAGGCGCCCGCGGCGTATCGCCTGTCCTAACTGAGAGACAACGGAGAGTGTGTCCCAGTCCTGCGGGGAGTTGGCGATCAGCTTAGAAAGCTCTCGATCCGCGAGAAGATCGCGCACCACCGGTACCTCGGCATAGCGTGAGGCGTCCTGCGCAGCCTTGCGCATTTTAAGCGCCTGCCATGAGTCCTGATCCTCGGGCACCGGTACGCCCAGCGACTGGGCCGTGTTTCGCCGCTGAGCGAATTCATCCGGGTTGACGCCGAGGTTGGCCGCCGCATTGCGCTGGGCGTCCGTGGTCTGATCGACGCTGCGCATCGACTCGATCATCAAGTCAAGATTCGCCATTATTAATCTGCTCCGTAGGTATCTCCGCCTGACCCGGGTTCACCTTCGGGCATCGGTCCGTCATCGATCTCCACGAAGGAGCGTTTGCCTCTCTGGGTACCCGGGCCTTCTGGGATGTAGTCCGTAATCGAGAGCGACTCAGGCGCCTTCATTAGCCGTGCCGCACCGTCTGCACCAAGGACATTCGCCACCTGAATCTTGTCGCCTTCGGACATGCACGCCGCGAGGTAGACCATGGTGCGGGCATCGGGCAGTTTTCCGAAGGCGCCCTTATACGCCTCACGAATTCGGGTCTGAAGCGGAAGCGGCAGGTACTCGGCCGTGACAGAAACACTGGGCGCGTTTTTGAGCTTCAAAAAAAGGTTGACGCCGGCTCTGCCTTTCAGCGCGGCGGCGTCCTGAACGCCAAACGCCTTCGCAAGGATCTCCTGCGTCGCGCCCTCTGTGCTGTCCCAGTTAGCGACGTTCGTCTGCCCGTCCGAGAATATCCCGCCCGGTTTATTCACTTTCGCGCCAAGGATCGCCCGCACATGCTTTTCAAGATCGGCGTGCGAAAGCGGCCCTTTCGTGAGCTTAAGCTGTCGGATAACGGGGGAGACATAGCCCGCGAGATACCCCTTGAGCGCTTTGCCGTCTGCTGACTCGTGATCTTCCTTAATGCCCAGATACTCCCAGTTTTCGTCGATGATCCGGTTGATGTCGCCATACGGCACTACATCGTCCATCTTCACCCCGTTTTTCAGCGCCGCTCTTTGGTTCTCGAGAATCTGCAGCTCTTGAGAATCAAGCTGAGAGGCGAGAAGCATGAACTCCCCGTCGGACAGCTTGGCCAACTTTGTAGGGTCGCTGTTCAGCGCCTGAAAAAGAACCGGATCACCCACCTTGTCAATGTCTCCGCTGGTTATGCGCTCTGCGGCAGAAGCAAGGTGGTTCTTGAAAGACGGCGGCAGGTCGCTGTACCCCTGCATCGTCATGACATCGTGCACGGTTCCGCCGTTCTGAACAATGCCGAAAGCCTGCTGAACCGTCGCCCCCCAGACAACCTTCTGCTGCTCACGCTCAAGCTTCAGCTTCTCGAAGCCGAGCTTGGCCGCCGCCATGAGTTCTTCTTGCTGGCCGTGTGGGTTCTGGCGCCTTATCGCCGCATAAACCTGCTCAAATGTCGGATCAAAGTCGTACGTAGACTCTGTGGCATAGCGGTTCTTAGCTCGAGTGAATTTCGCCTTTTCATCCGGCGTTAAGTAGTTGATGACGTCCCGCGCTGTGCCGCCGCTGTCGACGGCGAGCTCGAGACTTTGGTCCATCCACTTCTTTGTCTCGGCCGGCGTCATGTCATTGCGTGCGCCGACAAGTGAGGCCACGATCGTAAGGTCTGGGTCGCCCCCGTACTGCCGCAGCTGGTCATCCACTGCGTCACGTGCGTAACTGTCTTTCCTGCGCTGATCGAGCTCGTCCCAGTTTTTCACACCCATGCGCTCGGCATAGCCCCGCCCCCACGAGTCGGCGATGCCCCCGTTTGCCTTAAGCGTCGTAACTAATCGCCCCGTCGGCGTACTGGCCGCCTTAAGCTCCGCAACCGCACTGTCCGCACGGAGCTTAGCCTGCTTCACCTGCAAAGCAGTTTCCACCTTGTCACGCTGTGCACGGAGAAACTCCCCGGACGTGCCGCCAGTTGTGGACGCTTTGTATAGGTAAAGCTGAGCGTCTTCCGGTCTGTTGTCCGCGATCAGCCGATCGGTGAAGGCGCTGACGCCCTGCTCAACGGCCTGCTTAACCGCGGAGTCAATAACCCTACGGCCCGACGGCGTGTCGACATCCATGCCGGTAATGCGGCCGTGTTCGATCGCGGCGGCACGAATAGCCGCCATGTTCGCCGTAACGCTTCCGCCTTCGGCGATGTTGAAGGCCGCGGCCGAAGCGCGGTTCTTCTGCACGTCAACCGCATACTTACGTTTTTCGTTCGTGTAGTGTGTTTCCGCCAGCGCAAACGTTTCTTTGTCTGTCGGTCGAACTCTGCGTTCAAACTCCTGCCGCTCCTCGTCAGTAAGCCCGTAAAACTCAGAGATGTTCCCATGCAGCGACCGAACGTCTTCGCCTAATTGAACCCGATAATCTCGGCCGTCCAGATCTTTGCCGAGCACCTGCGACCCCTGCTTCTGCAGCGGTCCTTTCTCCGCCGTCATGTACTGGCGAAGGTCGAACTGGTAGTGCGTTACCGCGTCCTGAATCTTGAGCTTCACATCTGCTCGCCGAGCCTCCTCACGAAGCCGACCTGCTTCTGAAAGTGTCTGCGTGACCTTCAGCGGTTCGCCCGTGTAGTCCACGGCAAAGATCCTCGGAGTCGTATAGCCAGGTCCCGGCTCCGCTGCGGGAAGCGGAGAGACCTCCGGGGTATCAGCAACTCGTACAGCCATTTATGCGCTCCTCAGCCAATTCTTGTTGTTGTAATAGATGTAGTCCTTGATGCCCGTGCCTAATGCCGTAGCGGCGTTGCCCAAGCCTTGGAAAGCGTTGATCTCGCCCACGGCGGTAGCGGCCGCCTGCGTCTGGGCGTTGACGCCCTGCATCCGATACTTAGAAGCCTCTGAGTAACCGTTGGCATACTGGTTATCGATCGATCGGCGCTTGTTGATGTCGGTCGAAGCAGCCACTTCGGCTGCAGACCCAACACCCAGCACAATGCCGTTTGCCGCCATCGCCGCCTTCTGCGAGGACTTCACCTTCTCGAACTTCTCGCTGATCTGACCAATCTTGAAGTTCGACGACATCAGCGCCGACTGAGCCGCCCGCTCGGCCTGCCGCGCGTTGTATTCCTGCACGCGGATCGCCATCTCCTGCTGTGCCTTCTGAATGCGGGAGTTGTAGTAACCCGTCGCAATGGAACCCACGGCGCCAATGACGCCGTTAGCCAAGCTAACGTAGCCGGTGTTCTGCCCGAAGGTTTTGGCCGCAGACTTCGTCTCAAAGAGCCCTACGTTCCAAAAACTTGCCGCGTCCGGGTCGTATGTACTGAACGCCTGCTCAAGAGAGGCGTCACTGACGTTTCCTAATCCGTAGTCCATTTATTTGTCGTCTCCGATAACCACTTCTGCCGAGTGGCAGATCAGCGTGAAGGGGAGCGGCTCCGCCTGCCGAATAACGAAGGAGCTATCCGCGCTCCACGTCCCCGTTGGCACAAGATCCGTCTCACCGGACATGAGCTCCGGCGGCTTCCCGTACGACTCCATTGAGCGGGATTTCACGGGTTTCATGTGCCCGGTGTCCGGCCCTGCATCGACGCCCGAAGTGTTGTAGAGCCGAAGCGATACGCGCGAAACGTTCTTCACTCGGCCTCGCGCGTAGGAGCCGTCCTGCGACGGGAGCGCCACGGGGAGCGTCTTCAGTTCCGTCACATAAGGGAGTCCAATCCAAACGTCTGCGCATTCCTGCGGAAGCGTCACCTTCCCGTCCTTCACCGTCAGACCGGAAAACACAATGCCGTCTCCTACCGCCGTTACCACCCGGCCTTCAAGCCACGAAAGCCCGGAGACGTCCATCGACTTGGCTGAGCTTGTAAGGCGCCCGGCGCAGTCAAGGAAGCACGTCGCACCACGGTAATCGTCTGTGCGGACCGTCTGGCGCTCAACAAAACGCCTTATCTGACCATTGACCGTCCGGCGAACGACGACGTAGAGATAGTCGTTCAAGCCTTCCTGCACGACTGCGGCCGACTCAAACGCGCCGTCCGTCTTGTACTCGAACCAAGCGGCGATTTTCTGCTCCGGCACATACGAAAGACCGAGCAGAACCCCGTCCTGCCGCACGCACCAAAGCACCGGATCCGGCGACTTCGTGAGCGCCATATCCACCACCACGTTGTCTTCCGTGAAGAGGTGCGGCGCACGGATCGATATGTCGCCGGTGATGTAACCGCCGGCAGTGTAGTCATACGAGAGCTCGCGTACGTGTCCGCCTCGAGCAGCGGCATAAAGCAGATTTGTGTTGATGATCTGCGGCTGTACTGTTGAAGCACCGATGTACGACTGCGGACGCACCGAGATTGAAGACGGTGTGATCGCGTCGGAATTCAAAGGCGAGACACGCCACTCAGCGGCTGAGGTCAAGGCGATCAGCTGCTGCAGCGCGACGATGTGCTGAATCTGGTTCAAGTCGCGGGCTGCCACGGCGAAGCTGATTCGGTCCGTATCCTGCAGAGGCAGGTGGTACGTCATGTTCGACTCGGTGCCCGTGGCCGTCATCCAGATCTGCTGCGGACGCAGGTTTGATCCGGCGAAGATACGGCGCTGCTCAAAGTAGCCGACTGCGGCGGGATAGTCGCCCGCATTGCCAATCGTCAGCCTGAACTCAGCACCGGTGCCGTTAATTGTCGTAATTCGCACCTTGGGGTTGGTGTAGTTGCGCCCCGGCGAAATCACGTAAACGTCGGTGAACGCCCCGTCCGTGATAACAAAGCCAAGGCGGGCGCCATAACCTGATCCCCCGTCGTCATAGACCTCAAGCTCTACCGGAACTTCTTCCGCAAGGCATTCAAGATACCCGACGGTGCAGATATAGCCTTTCGTCCCTGTACGAAATTCAAATTTCAAGACAGGACGCTTGTACCCATAACCGCCATCATTGGTCAGCCGCCCGCCGTTAATCTGCGTACCAAACCGGCCCCATTGCTGGGTATCAAATTCACCCGTAGCCCCCGTACCGCCTCCTTCGAGGTCTTGAATGCCGAGGCTATGAAATGTGCCGGTACGCCATGTGGCACCTGAATTGAAGCCCGACTCCACGCCCCCGGCAACCCACGGAAGTGTCATAAGCCCCGCATAGCCTTCCTGCGTATTCCAATCGCCATTGCCCCACCAACCGTAATCAAGAACCTTTACAACTCGCTTACCGTTGTCGTACCCCGAACCACCGTTAACGATCGACGCGCCGGAAATGCCGCCGGAGACTTGAAAGACGTCATCTGTATATGGCGGCGTTGTGCCAGTCTCGGGAGCAATATTGTCATCGATGATGCTGTTCTCAACCGTCTCACCGATATAGCCGAAGAGCCCGCCCTGATATTTATAAATGCGGTAATACCGGGCGCCAGTTACCAAATTCCAACTGACCTTCACGGTGGTGCCAGTCGCGTACAGATTAGCCACGACGCTTACTTCCGCCGACGCGATGGACTCCTCAGTACGGTCTTCACTCAATGCGGTAACAACATATCGCTGAGTGTACTTCTCAGAATTCGAATCGCTCGCTGCACTGCTAAGCCGTACCGCGGCCACGCCAGAAGGCGGCAGCAACGAAGTAAGCAAACTCACCCGCACCATGCGCCAGTCGTTCATCGAATACCGGCGAAGCTCCTGCGGCGGATACGCCGGGTGCACAAGCGTCATGATGTCCGCGTTCTGCGTGTAGTGAATCTGAAAGAGGTCGGCCGCACGCCACGGGGTAGCAATCTCGTACGGAGCCGAACCGTCTGCCCGCATCAGCGTCTGCCCTTTCAGATGAAAGCGCGCGTAATACTCACCGAGCTCGACAATAATCTGCTGATCCGCCGAATAAACAAACGGGATCAGCCGCACGGCTTTTGACGAATCCTTCACCGCGTTCACGTACATGAACCCCGCGCGATTGCGCACCGGTCCTTGCGGCGTCGGATAAGCGTTCTGGCAAAGTGCCAGCCCAGCCAAATATTTCGAGTCGTCCACGCGGCCGGTAAGCAGCTCGCCCAGTTCGCCTGCATTGTACGAAAGTTGTGTCACTCTGGTTGCCATCGCACTGCTTCCTTACTTCCGCATCGCCAGCCACTGCTCGCGGCTCATCAGCCCGCCTTCTCGATAAAGATCCCAAGAACCGCGCTCGATAAAATCCACGGGCTCATACTTAATCGTCCGGCGTTGGCGTACGTCAGCCTGAATCGCCTGCCGCTCGAAGTACTGCGCCTGCTGCAGAAGCTTGGTAGCCACCGTCATCCCGGTCTCGCCCTTGATGATCGGACCGGCGAGAGACGCCGCAAGATGCCACGCAAGAGCATCGACAAAGCCCGGCGAATAGAGATCCGAATTCTCGGTGTACTGAATGAATTTCAGCACGGCGTTCTCGATGTTCGTGAGCACAACGCGATACGCGCCCTGCATCTCGAACACCCACGGCTCCTGCTCAATCACCTCTCCGCGAGTCTCGGCATAGACTGAAAGCATCCGCAGGCAGGCCGCCGGCACCTGATATCCGAACTGCCAGCCGATAGGCTTCTCCGCCAAAAGCTGCCCCCGCACACGTGTAGTCGCAAAGTTCCATGCGTGACGTTCGAGAAGCGCATCACGCACGATGGGATACGTCTGTTTAGACACTTCGGCATAGGTCGAGTTTTCATTCACGTCCACAAGCAGTGCCATTTCACCCAGTCGGCGAACTGCTAGGTTGCAGATATCGGTTTCCGTCGCCATGGAAAAACTCCAAAGAAAAAAGGGGCGGGGCCATTCAGACGCCCGCCCCTTCAGGCTCTCGCGGCTAGACGAGGATTAAGCCGTAGACCTGCCCGTACCGCCGTTCACTACCGGCAGTACCCCGGTAACCTGAGAGGTCAGGTTGACCTTCACTCCGGAAGCAAGCGCCTTAGCCGAGTCGGCCGACGTTGCCGTAGCCGCTGAATCCGCACGAGTTGCCGAGGCCACCGTGCCCTTGGCACGCGTAGCAAGGTCAATCTTGGACGCGTCAGGATCCGGCTGATAGAACTCAACCTCATCGCGCCAGTAACCGGCCGGATCGGAGAAGTTGTCGGCGACGGCAAGCGTGCCGGCAAGCGTAGTCACCGTACCCGTAACTGCCGTCGTAATGCGGACATACCGGCGGTGGTGGAGCGGGAACGGGAACGCAACATCGCGCACAATCTTCTCGGCCACGATCGGGCCGTAGGCCACAACCGGCGCGAAAGTCGTACCGTCGTCGGAGTCTTCGAGCGTGAACGTCAAGGACCCCGTGCCGGCCGACACGGCAGACGGAACGAAGACAAACCACAATGCACGTTCGAGCAGGCCAATATTGGGCGTCTTCTGCCCAAGATCTACAGCCTTCGTCGTAACCGCAGCTTTGAAGTCCTGCTTCTCGGCGAGTACCAATTCATAGTCAATCATGGTTCCCTCCTTATGCGAGCTTCTTGGTGTAAGTCGGAAGGACCGTCAGCGGTACCTTGTGGACAGCGATGCCGTCCCAGTTGAGCACCTTCTTGCCTGCAACGGTATCAAACGTCAGATTGACGTTCGGCTTAGCTGTGATCTGCAGACGCAGGGCCGAGCGGAGCTTCTGGTTCATATAGATGCCGCAGCCCGGAAGCACATCGCCCGGCAGGCCTTCCGTCGCAAGCGTAAGCGCCGTGATGAGGTCGTATTCACCGGAAAGCGCCTTGTTGACCGGCACGTTCGCGATACGGACAACCTGCGCCGGATCAGGCACTGCAAGGCCCATGTACCACTTGTACCACGTACGGTCCACCTTGAAGAGACGGTTCTTCGGATCGCGGGCGTCCACGTTCTGTTCGAAGTTCTGATGCAGACCCGCCACGCCGCCTTCCGGATAGATCAGGTGCACTGTGTTCGTGCCCCAGTTCACAAGCCAGAGGTCGGCGTACACGGTATCTTCGACGCCGGCATCAATCACGTGCTCGTCGTCAATCTTGCCGTAGCGAACACCGAGACCGTCAAATTCAAACGGGTCGCGCTTCTTCGACGCGTTGAAAATGCGTTCGGCAGTAGAGTGCGCAAGACCGCGGACAAACGCCTTGTCCTGATTGGCACGCCAACGCGCAGAGTCCCCGTTCTGACGAACGATCTCTACGTCGATTTCGTTGTACGTTTCGATCATGCAGGTGTCGTCCTGCACAACCTTAGAGGCCGCCTTCTCGGCGGTTACGCCCATGTTGTAGCCGCGAGTCTGGCCAACCGGGTACTTCGTGATGACCTGAGTTTTGTTGACTTGGCCGCTGTTGCACTTGATGATCGGCGCCGAGGCAAAAAGCGGCTCCGTGTCTTCAATCGTGTGCACGACCTCCAGCTGAACGCCTTTCAGGCCTGCGACCTGGGCGTACTCAGCAAGCGTGTAGCGATTGTCAGTAGACATTCACTTATCTCCTTAAGGACGCATGCCCTTATAAAAATCGTCAGAGCCGCTCCGATCGTCTGACGAACCCGCCGAGGTGATGAATTTCCCCTCGGAACGTTCTTTGTTAAGGCGGTAGAAAAACCGCAAAACTTCCGGATGCGAGTTGAGCCCCGTCTTCATGAGCACTTCTCGAAGACCTTCCGTCGTCGTATCCATGTAGGTGCGGTTAATACTTTTCAGATTGGCCTTAAAAGCTGGGCCGCCAAACTCCGGATCCCCCTCAGACTGAGCCGCCCATTCCTTGCGCATCTGCGCGTAGTGCTGCGTCATCGCTGGCGCCATTGCTGACACAACCTTCTGGGCAGAGGCTTGTGAGAGGTTCAGCTCTTTGGCCACTTTACCGAAGGCGTCGAGCATATCGCCGGAAAGCTGCACCGGGCTCTTCTCGTCAGCCTCAAACTTGTAGCCGTCTTCCGGAGCGCCGAGGACGCCGGCATTCGGATCTTCGTCCGCCGGGTCCTGCCCCAGAAGGCCGGCATCACCCAACCCCTGAGAGGCGTCGTCTGAGCCCTTATCAATTCCCAGAGCACGTGAATCCTTGGGCTCAGACGACAAATTGGTGCCGCCCGTGGAGAGAGAACCCGTCGGGCCGCCCGCTGCGGGTTCGGTCGTTGCAGACACAGGAGCCGCAGCCTGCTGGCCCGCTCCTTCACTCGTGGCGGCGTTAATTTCATCAGCCATCGCGTTATTCCTTACCTAAATCACGAACGACGGCGTCGCAGAGATTCATATCCGCGTCACCCATCGTGGCCAGCAATTGAAGGCCCACATTGCGTGAACCTTCGCGAAACGCCGTAGCGAGCGCGTCGCCCGGCGTGTAAGAGAGCTGGTAGAGCCGCGTCATCTCGAGAATGCAGCGCAGAACACGCATTCCCTCCGCCGTCTCCATCACGCGCACGAAGTCCAAGCGGCGCTCTGCTTCACGCTGCCCACGGAGCTTCTGCGCTTCCTCTTGCTTGAGCTGTTCGTGCTCAAAATCGTCAACGTGGTCGTTCGTCATATTGCGTTGATTCTACCGTAAAACACAACTTATAGTGTTCGTGTATGCGTCGAATACCATATGTGGTGTTGGCAGGGCGCGAGACGTGATGGCCGGAGCACACCGCTCACGCCTCGCTTTTAGTAGCCCTGTAAGCTCTGAATCGATCCGACATTCGGAATGCCGGGATTTGTCGCCTGCATGTTCTTAACGACTTCGCTCATCTGCATGGCCTGCGCCATCTGAGCCTGCTGCGCCTGCTGCTCCTGGCGAGCCGCGCGCATCTTCTGCACGTCCTCGGGCGCACGCAGGATGTCTGGGTCAACACCCTGAGCAATGGCACGCTTCTGCATGAGCTTGTCTAGATCGACGTTATCCACGATCGTCTGGTCAAAATTGGCGATTGAGAACGCAGTAGAAAGGTAGCGGTCTTCGGCCGTTATGCCCGCCGAACGGAGCGCCTGCACAAGAATGGATTCGAACGTCACCGTAACGCCCTGCATGCCCGAGGGCATGGGGCTGAGTACTTTGGCCTTCTCAAGCGCATAAAGTCCCATACGAATGAGCGGACGCAGAAGCTCCCCGTTCAAGCGCTGAAGCACCGGCCCCAGAAGCGCCATACGCTCCTGCGCAACCTGATCGACCTCGTAGGCCGTCCGGTTCGTGCGTGGCGTGGACATAATCGCCGTGAACAGATCTTTATAGAAATACTCGTTGATCTTCTGGCGGGAATCCTGAATGTCAGCAAGAAGGTGTTGGAGGTTGACATTCACCTGCTTAGCGGGATACGCCTGCTGAGGCGTGCCGCCGTCGGGGTAAAACGAAATGCCGCCGGGCGTGAAATCAAGCTGATGGTTCTCCATCGAGGCGGGGTAAATCATCGCCGGATTCGTGAGCTCATCGATGCCCTGACGCTTGCGCTTTGTCTCAACCTGCAGGCCTTTCACCTCACGAAGCGCCTTCATGCCGGGCGACGTTCCGTAGACCGAACCGCCGTGAATCTCCCATCGAGGGCACAGTCCCGGGAATGTTGAAAAGCCTTCCTCAAGAAGCGGCGTGCTCGAACCGGAGCTTCGCCCGTCATTCTCGTAGGCCTCTTCAAAGTAGACAGATACCCACGGGAAGTTGCGGTTGTCCTTCTTCTTCGGATCGTAGCCATCACGCGGGAAAATGCCGTGAATTACCTGAAAACGCTGATTCCGCTTACGGTCGTCCGTCAGACATTCCCTCACGCCGGAGGAAACTTTTTCTCGCCCGAACTGCTCAACCATCTGCTCGGCCGTCATGCTGATCCGGCGGAAAACGGTGTTCACTCGATTCTCGTAATCTTCGGCAATCCAGTACTCACCCACCGTCATCGGGAACAGATGGATGACATCGTCAGACTCAGACGGAAGCGCAATGACACACGCCGTACCAAAGACTGCCAGCTCCTCGTACGCCTGAATCAGAGCCGGATAAACGTTAGAGCGCAGGAACACCGTCTGCAAAAGCTCCGTCGTCTGGGAAAGCCACTGACGATTCTCAAAGCGCTCATCCGCCTCGGGATCCCCCGTCGTCAGACGGAACCACGGGCGGGCGGGAGACGTGATGCCGCCCAACAAACCGGCCGCTAAAGCCCCCGCAGCGTCTGTCGCCGAAGCGTCATAAACAAACGTCCACGGATCCGCCGCCTTGGCCGACTGTGTGGAAGAAGCCTCAAATCGCCCGGAGTCGGGGAGGATATATCGGGCGAGGTCACGGTATCGCGCCTCGTATGGGGAGCGCTGATCCTGCAGGTCCCGGAACCGCGCCCGGACCTTGTCCATATCCACGGCCATGCCTTATCGCCCCAAAAGGCCGCCTGCGCCAAGCGTTGCACCTCCGGTGCCGGCTCCGCCGCCCGTGATGTTCGCCGTACCGAAGCCACCTGTATTCTGATTCAGCAAGGCGCCGACATCAGCCGTATTGCGGTTCTGGCGGTTAAAGTTCTGCTGATCCTGCAGCTCGGCCTGCCGCATCGCTTCGGCCTGACGCTGGTTGGCCGCCTCGGCGCTTCTGGCCTGGCGGCGCTGCTGATTCATTTGATACCCGGTGCTCGCAGCGTTGAGCACTAGAGCACCTACACCCACCCAAGACATAGTCATTCCTCTTCGGATACGCGAAGAAGTCGGGACGGATCGGCAACTGCCTCCCTCTCGGCTTCCTCTACAGTCTTCGCGTTGGTCGCGAAGAACGCGGTTATGTATGTGTCTTTGAGTGTCCTAAACACCGCTTGGCGGCGTTGTGCTCCGGCTAGAACCTCATATCCCTGAATTCTAACGGCTTTATCGGTATCCGTTAGCAAACAGTCGCCGGAGATGACAACGACTGTCGGAACCATTACTTGGTTCGATACGAAAAGAACGCCCGCCGGAACAAAAGCCGTGCGGGCATAACACCCAGCATGAAGTACGTGACTGATGCGAATGCCCGCGCCGCCTGGTGCAACCGCGGCCATCTCGTCCATCAGCGCCTCCATGCGGGCGTGCTGGGCATCAGTCACAGGAGGCACTATATATGGTTGTAAATTTCTCATGCAACCACTATATATATGTTTTGCGCATGGCGGGCGGATTTCAGCTTTGCAAGCATCCGGTCAAAGTCACTGCCGGTTTGAGCTGAAAAAAGCACAACCGTCGCTCCCGCCGCTCTCGCCGCCTTGCGGAGCGCAAGCATCAGCTGAGCCCCCGTCGATGAAGGAGCAAGTTCGCTCGTATAAAGCGCGTCCACCATGCAGGTCTTCGCACCGGTGTGAGGAGATACAGCGACAAAAAAGCAGGCCAGCCCTAGTGTCCGGTCGCCGTCCGAAGCGACAAGCATCGTAGCCGCCCCGGCGTCCGTGCACTGCTCGTAGTAGCTTCGCAGCACGCCCGGTCCGGCCATCTCTGGGTACGCCATCGCCTGATACTCCATCTCAAATCGTCCCCAGTCCGGACGTGCAAAAAGCTGCTGAGCCGTCATTTTCTCAATTGTTACCATGTGTCCTCCCGTTCAAGCGCCGTGGTGGGGTCCATATCACTCGTACGTCGCCAAGATTGCCGACGGGCCGATTCAGCATCGTCGGGTACGAGATCAGCCATCTCATCGGCGAAAGTAAGAGAAAGCGCATCGGCGTGGTCCGGAGAACAGCCGATTCGATCCTTCAGATCCTTCTTGCGCTCAAGCACCATCTGCTGGCGGTCGTTGTACGAGAACTCCGGCGAGATAAGCTCCATCTGCAAATCTTCATTCTTCGACAGACAGCCGTCGCCAGTGATGAGCCACTCTTTCATGCGGCCCCACATCTCGATGCGCTTGTTCGCATAGACATTCGACTTCTGAGCTTTGGTGCCGAAGTCAACGGGGTAGTACCGGACACGAGGGTCGTTGTACTCATACCGCAGCCAGTCCCATACGGACGCGCCGACGCCCGCCCGGTCGAAGTAGACGCGGACTTCACGGAACTTCAAAGTATCGAGCAGATAGCCGCAGTGGGCGGCCAACGCCTGCCCGACCATCGGCCCGTCAAGCTTGCGGACTTCTTTAAACGGAATACTGGCTGCATCGCGGCCAATGCGGGTCGCAATCACCGAAGCGTCGTCGCCGAAGCGGGCGATGTCTAAACCCACAATGGCGCGCTTAAACGAGTTGCCGCCAACCCCTGGCGCTTCGCGGCTCATCGCGGCTTCAACGGCAGAAGTGGGGATGAACTGCACTGACGCGTTGTCAGGGAAATCTCCCCGGACACGAACTTTGAAGAAATCCGAATCCTCGCCATAGACCTCAGCCCACTCGGCAATCTGCTTTTTATTCGGCAGCTGCGCGTTGCGGCTGTCTACTTTGAACGTATGCCACCGGGCCGCATCACGGTGGAAGCAGTTGTAGAAGCCGCCCGAAGCGCGCGTCGGGTTGCCGAACGCAATGATCATCGGTTCGCCGTCGGTTAAGCCACCTTCTGCCACCTCCCAGATTTTGTCTGGGATGCCGGACGCCTCGTCGAAGATATAGAAAGACGTAGAGCTTGCCGCGTGCTGGCCTGCGAAAGATTCTGAATTTTCCTCTTTCGATGTCTGCGCCGCGCACGCCCAGCCTTCGCGAGATTCCTTGGCGTACATCCGCATCGACCCGCGGCCTTGCGTGATCTCAAACCAATGCCCTGTCAGGCAGTCCTTCTGCATCGAGGCAATCTGCGCCCAAGTCTTCGCTTCAAGCTGAGGCATGGTGGTTGCGGTAATCGTCCCCTTACAGTTGGGGCGCGTCGTCATAATCCACAAGACCACGATTGCGACTGTAAACGTCTTCCCTATGCCGTGGCCGGACGACACCGCGATGCGTAAGGGGTCAACCGCCTTCGCCCCATCAAAATCGTTTGCCTGAACCTGCGCGTTTATGTCTTCAAAGATGTCATAAGCCCAGTCGTCCAAACCGAACTCACAATTCGGAAAACGCTCACGCCAACGGGGGCAGCCGCGAACTACGTCATAGCCCGGCGCGCCCCAGGGGAACGCTTCGACGGCGAAAAGGATAATGTCTTGCCGCCATGCGTTCACTCGTTCGATTAGCCAGTCGTCCGCACGTTTAACTCTTTTCAATCTTGATCTCCGTCGGACGAACAAGGATTGGTGGAAGCCACTTAGTTACGTAGACGCGTTCCACCACCATGCGCGAACCTACTTCTGGTCGCGCGTCATTCCTCATCATCGGTTCCCTCCCGCAATTTATAGTTGGCAACATTTTTCAAGCCCTTGCCGCCGGAGCGAAGCTCAAACCCCTTCTTCTCCCGCAGATACCGGGTAAAAGACGCTTGGTCGTAACGGAGACTGTCCGGCACAAAACGATCCTGAATAAACGCCTTCCAACTAAGCCAAAACTCTTTCGTCTTCTGCCGGCTCTTAAGGCACAGCTCGTACTCGGCATTAGTAATCGGCTCGCAGCATGCGGAAACCCACTCAGCTACAACATCTAAGTCAGCGCGGTAGTGCTCCAGTTCACGGCGCATGGCCGCCGTCTGCTTCAACCCGACCGCCAAATATTCTTGGGAGCCGGCGAGCATCCAGTTCAAGACGCCGGAGGACTCCGCCGCCAAAATCTTCTTAACAAGCTGCGGATCCCGCTCATCTTCTGTCACGCGGTAGTTGAATCTCACAATGCGCAGACGCCGGCTCATGCCTTCGGATAAATCGGTGCACCTCGGCATGACATTTGTCTGAAGCAAAATATTCCATGTGGTCTTAAAGGTCGTGTACTCCGCATACAACCGGCGGGCGGTAAATGTCTGCTCACCCGTAAGCGCCTTAATCTCCCCCGCACGAAGCCGGTCGCCGTCATCGAGCTCCGCGCAGATCGCCAGTCGGCAGCCGTTAAGCCGTGCCAAATCCGGCTGGGCGCCGCCGGCCGACCGGGCAATGCTTCTCGCTGTAGATACCAACGTGCCTTTTTCGATTGCAATGGCGTATTCGCCGAGCACATCTTTAAGCACGTCACAATACACCGATTTGCCGTTGCCGCCGGAGCCGACAAAGATATGCAGAAGCTGCTCCTCGGGCGAGCCAAACAGAATGTAGCCGGCATATCTCTGCAGATACCTAGCAAACTCAGGATCCCCCGCTGACGCCTGCTCTATGAACCGCTCCCACATTGGGCACTTCGCATCAGGATCAAAACGGACGTTCGTGTGCCGACGGAGGCGTAACTCTTTATCCGGGCCAAAAAACATACCTGTTTTAAGATCGATGTATCCGTTGGCTACGGAAAGCACACCCGGTACCCGATCAAAGTCAGAGCTTTGCCGACGGATAGCCGGGTCCTTCAATATGTACTCAGTAAGCACCCCCCGCGCAAAACCCGGCTGATTGACAAGCCGATTGTGCAGTTTTACCCACGGGTCCTTAGCGTACGCTCTTTCTGCCTTTGCATCCTGCGGCATCGGCGGCAGATGCCTGCGGGTATGCGCAGCCATAATCTTGTACGCCATAGCATGCAGGTTGGTACGAGGCTTCTCTTCCGGGGCGGACGCACCGTCAATCTCCCCGACATCGTCCTCAACATAGCGCATTCCGTTCCAATGAAGCGCACGCCCTTCATCGCCCAGATAATAGATCTCGTCCGCTAGCTCCAGCCTGACCTTCGCCGCCAAACCCTCTGAGGTCGGCTCTTCCGCACGAAGCGCCAAATCCTCCGCCCCAAGAGACCTAACCGCTTTAATCAGCGTACGCAGCGTCACAGCACGCCCGCCAGTGTTGCGTCGTAAGGACTCATATGTGCGGCGCACATCGTCGATCCCCTTGTACTTCGGCGACTTACTGCTGGCTTCGTCAAAAAGCTGAAGCCCGATTTCGGGCGCATCACGGTACTGGTGCGCGAGCATCGCGCCAAGCTGAACCCACGACTCACGCGTATCTACGTCCCATTTAGCCCGACTGATAAGCTCACGCACACGATCGGGCGTCATACCGGGCAGAGGCGCCTTATCGCTCAGCACCTCCGCAAGCTCATCCTCCTGCGTAGCCAACTCGGCCGAAATAGCCCCGCCAGAAGAAAGCAGCGAGTACGCCGGCTCCGCCGAAACCATCTCTTCAAAGATGCGGATGATGCTCCGCAAATCATCCGGCGTCAGAACTGGCAGGTCCTGTGCATAGATATCCGCGATCGTCTGCCCCAGGGCGAAGGGAGAGTCGGCCTTCCACTCATAGCACTTTCGAGTTTCAGGATGCCAGCCAAACACCAAAGCCTGACAAGACGCCCCCAAAATCTCTAAGCGTTCGGCGTCAATATGCCCGCCCTGCTTCCGCGCAGCAGCAAGCTCCTCCGTGGACAACGCCGTGTAGGACTTAGATGTGACCTTGCCGATGCGGGCGCTGCACCGGCAAATTATCATCCACTTCGGCGCGCGGCCAACGCGAACAGGCAAATCAAAAAGAGCCGGATACTCCTTATACAGACGCAGGCGAAAAGCCTCGGCCAGCCGCTCGTCGAGCAGATCGCAGTCAAGCGCAATAACGTTCTCTTTGCAGTGCTTGAACAATAGGTTCACGCCTGCAGTGGCCGGCGCCAGCTCAAGTTCTTCTATTGACTTCGGTTTGTCCTGCCAGCTGGCCTCCACTGGGTGCTTCGACCACTGAGGCGACAGCTGAACCGCGTAGCCGTGCTCAACCATCTGCACGCCGAATTGCTTAGGGATGCTGATCACGACTGTCATTCCTCACCCCCCGTAGCGGCGTCATACTCTGCGAGCAGGGTCCTCACTTCTTTTATGCGTTGGGAAAGTGCGATACGAAGTGCGTCGCACGCAGCGTAGTTCGTACAGCTTCCGGCGCTGCCATGGCGGAGGCGACAGACTGTCACACGGTGCAGACCGGCTATTTTCGCAATTTGCCCGTCTGTAAAACCAAGGTTTTTTAAAAGGTTAATACACTCCCGAGGGGTGTAGAGTCGGCCGCTCATGCGTTTGTGCTCCATAAAAGAACTTAAAAGATGCGCCAACTATTGTAGCAGTTCGTAGCGTATTTATCGAGGGGATGTGAATATTAATCGTCTCGATCTATAATTGCTACAAAGGTGTTCACACAAAGGGACGCACTATGGGCCACTACTTCTTCAACAACTTATACGGCATCGCCTACGAAAACAACCTCTCCATCCGCGGCATCTCCGATAAATGCGGTCTGTCCCCATCTACGCTTGCCCGGTATATCAAGCGCGGCCCAGACGGAAAAATAAAGCCGGAAGTCATGCGCAAGGTCGCCGAAACGTTCGGCCTGCCGCCGGACAAAATCGATACCGAATCTCTTGTCACGGATCCGTATGCACAAGAGCGCATCGACGGGTTCCGAACGCAGGAAGAACTGCAGGCGCTAGCCGAGGGGAAGCGGCTCATCCCTTTAGTCGATGAAGCCGGCGTGCGCAGCATGCCTGACGACGGATGGTCTCCGGGCGATAATGAAGAGTTTGAAAGCACCCCCGGGGCCTTTGAACTGGCCTTCATTTATCCGCCGGCGGGGTACCACAGAGAGCCTTCCGATGTACTCTTTGCCACGCGGCTTGCGATGGCCGCCTGCGGCATCCCCGCGAAGGCAACTGTCTATGCAGTAAAAAACAGGGAACCAAGCCCAGGTAATCTAGTGCTTACCGATTCCGCTGATGACGGAAGCGCCGACCCTCTCAAAGGGCTCTGGCTCGCCGTCCGGCAATACGTCATCTCTCTGGGGGATGAAGGCCACGCGGTATCTGACGGGAACGCCGGCAGCCCCGGCGAAAAGGTAGACAAAATCTACGGCGTCGTCGTTGCGTGGACCGTCGTCTTGCAGAGATAAACGAAAGCCCCGCCGGTGGTAAAACCGGCAGGGCCTTCGAGTGTCTCACTGAGGAAAAACAGTTCGACGCAACCAATTCTATACGATTGGCCACCTGACGGGAATTGAACCCGCTTCTCCTCCTGCCGCCCTTGTACCTCGGGGGCTGCCATGAACTTCACACAGCCATGGCGGGTGTCTTAATCAATAGACGACCGGTGGTGCCTGCGCGATTTAACGTCCTGCGCAGCTGACGTCAGCTCTTAACTTCGATGTCCTCGATCGGCTCCGCAGACCGCGTGCGCTGACGCGCCGCAATAATGCGGGAGGCCAGACTCTCGTCCGTCTTCACCTCGAGCTTGTCGCCGTACTTCTCCGGCGCCCACTTCTTCGCAATGTCGAGCCTTGTCGCCACTGCGAGCTTGCGGGCATAGATGGCGTCGGCGCGCCGAACGTCCTTGCGCTTGAGCTGACCTTTCCCGTCGAAACTGAGGAACACCTCCTCCACAATCTTCGGGGTCTCGGAAATCTCGAGCGCCTCTTCGATCAGCGCGTCTGCCCCCAGCTTCTTCGCAGCTTCATAGTCCTCGGACCACTCCGGGTCACGACGGATCCATTCGCTCAGCGTCGAACGCGAAAGGCCTACGGCTTCGCCAAAAAGCTGCAGCGTACCGCCTGCCACCACGAAGGCCTGCAGCGCCGCCCGAAGTTCGGGGGACTTGGCAGGCGCTCCGTCCGGTCTGCGCGGAAGCGCATCCAAGACGGACGGCGGAACACACAGCTTTCTCGAAATCGCTTCAAGCGCGGCCAGGTTTCTGCGGATTCCGCGTTCCCCCGGCTCCCGCTTGCGCGGTTTCCAACTGCGACGATCCCACTCCGAATTCGGCGTCGGATCCTTCGCCCATTTTGTTTTCGACTTTGTCGGCGGATACACATCCGGCCGAATTTTGACGATCTTCGCCGCTACCCCGTCGGGCAGCTTCTCGGGATCGTACTCTGCGCCAACGACACCGGCCAGACCTTGGGCGCCGGACGGGGCTCCGGCAAAAAGGCTTTCCTCATCAGGCTCAGCGTCTGTAGCGGCATATGCGGGCTTCGTGGCTGGCTTGCGAGTGCTTGACATGGTCCTCGACCGTGTGGTTGATGAAATCTTTGTCGCAAATGTAGCACATAAAACGCACACTGCGAATTCGGTACGTTCCGCGACTGCTGTCAGGGAATTAAAAATTTTCTAAAAATTTTTTGAAAAATCAAATAGGACGTGGAACATGTAATAGTTTGTAACTTCGTTCCCGTCGTTTAAAAAATCCAAAAATTTTTGTACCCCCTTCCCGGGGCGCGGCGCCGCGGGTTTTTGGCCCCGGGGGTCTCGAACGCCGCATCCCCACGCCGTTCGATATCGAACCGAACGGACCCCGGCGGGTTTCGGCAGCGCAGGGGGTGAGAATCCGCCGTGTAGGCGGCTGAGTTTCGCTAGCTCATGCGGACGGCAGGCGGCGGGGCCAAAGTTCATACAGCTTCTCTCATACAGGCGAGTAAATGAACATATGTTTATTTAGCCGGCAAAGCATCTGCGCGCCGATCGCCGTCAACGGCTGCGGCAGTAGCGGATCCCCCACGGTGTGGACACGCTCGAAGAGCGGCGAAAAAGCCCTGAAAAGCCTCTTGAAGGCCTTCGAGCTGCTCCGGCCGCACCAGCTGGCCGCGTACTCCCACGGGGCGGCATTAACCACGCGGGCGCAATTATCCGCGCGGGCGCAAACATTCGCGCGAGGGACTTGGGGGTATTGGGTGGGGTGTTGCTATCAAAAACAACAAAATCTCTATATATACGTTTTTTTATTTTTCATTTCCTATATGACTTTTCAAAAAGCATAGGTACAACCCACCCTTTTAACCTTAATAGAAAAAAAGAGGTAGGGAAACTACTCACGCATTTTTGCTTTTACAAAATCACATCAGGGTGCCAGCCAACCCCGCCACCCTCGAAGGTACGCAATCATATAGGGGTTTATCCCTATCGCTACAAAGCGATACACGCTTGACCGCTGTAGCCTCGTGTAGCATAATGTTGCCTAACGACGCAAGACGCATGTCGCAGCTTGTGTCAGTCACTGAGGAAAAAAGCTATGACAACCAATACCGCGCTGATCGATCGCTCATCTATCGATCAGATCGTCCGCTGCAACGCGCATGCCGGCCGCGCATCGTGGATTCAGAACAGCCGCCCGAAGGCCCTGGCCGAGGCAATGCAGCGGGATGTGGACTTTCAGTCTGCGCAAGTCCCGTTTGACGGCTTCTATAACAGTTATCTAACCGCTGCATTCGACGACGCAGTTAATGATGCGCTCAGCTACTACGAAGAAGCAGACGACTGCGAGCTGACCGCCGAAGAGCTTGAAGACTGCGCAAGAGATTGCATCATCAGCGCCGCCGATGCAGTCGAAATCGCCCTGGCGTGGGTCGACCGTTACGAGGACTATCTGAGCGACGCTGCGAACGATTTGGCTGATGAGAACGATCAGCAGGATCAAATCCGCCTGCGCTTCGCTTCATACAACGCTGAAGCGCCCGCATATGGCTATTGGCCTTGGGGCGATGAAGAGCGCCCGATTGCCTATATCGAAAAGGCGGACCTGCGGCGGCTGCGCAAGCTCGCAGAACGCGCGCCGGCCGGCTATCGCGAGGACATCTGCGAAACGGTTGATTTCGCAGGATACGTCCGCAAGCGATTCCAGCCTGCGAGCGGCTGGGCGCCGTTTTACTCGGCGGACGTGTGCGAGTGGGGTCCGGTCACGTTGTGGCGCGCTGCGCAAATCGGCGTCTTGCTTGACTTCATTTGTCCTGACCGTCGTTTGACTGAATACGGACTAGACGACCGAATCAATGAATGTGTTCAAGAGCTCGCAGGCGCTGCGCTTGACGACCAGATCGAAGCCCGCAAGGCCGCCTAACTAACTAACTACACAACTGAGGAAAAAATCATGTTCGTAAACACTCTCTCACAAAAGACGATCGAAGCGCTTGACAGTGAAGCCCGCGAGCTTCTCGAAAAGCCCGTCACGGCCGCCGGCACGTGGTTCTGCTTCTCAATCCTTGGTGGCCGGGACCCCGCGACGCTCTCGCAGCTGATCCGCAGCGCAGCGGCTTACTTAGATCGTGACGACGACGAGGACGAGATCGATTTGCTCAGCTTGGACGTCTTCAAGAGCGAAAGCGGCGATTTCATCGTCGACGCTGATCTTGCCGTCGGAGGTCCCACGATTCGCGCTCGCTACGAATCCCGCTGGGACACGCTCGAAGTAACTGCCTCGTGGGGCAGCGACACGGTACAGCTCTATCAGAGTAGCGGCGAAACCTCAGACCTGAAAGGCCAACTTACAGCCGCCGGCGAGCTGTGAGGGGGATCAATCATGAAAGTAATTGCAAAGCTCTCCACGCGTCTTTTCAACTCTGACGCCGTTCGGGATGCCTTCTTCGCCGGCTGGGTTGACGCAGGCGGCACGACCGGCGACTGCGAAAGCGATTGCCCGTGGTGCGCCCCTTGGTACTGGGCGGATTCCATTCGCATCGAATGGGATGCAGACGAACCCACGCCGGACGGCCTCACTGACGAGGAGGCTGCGGCGTATCAAATTGGCGCGGCTTACTGGCGAGCAGTCGGCCCCGAAGTGCTCGCACTGATCGAAGAAGAAAAAGCGTACTGCGCTTGAAAAACACTGTGGAGAAAAAAGATGACGAAAGTTTACAAGGTTTCGGACGACGGACAGCTGATCGAGCACCTGACGGCTGAAGCTGTGAAAGCAATTGCACGTGAGCAGCTGTCAAATGCGTCGCGTGGCGCTGAACTTACGCTCGAAGAAGCGAAGAGCCTGATCGCTGCTTCGGAAGCTGAGGATTGCCAGCACATTTGCTTCAGCTTTGATGAAGCGAGGAGCCTCGCTAAAGACCTTCGAGAAATGCGCATTGCGCGTGACGCTGAATAAACCCCCGCGCGGCGGTTTGACTCGTCCGCCGTGCCTTTTTCCTCCGGCCCCGCGCCGGAGGCTTTTTGAAGCTGCTTCGCCATGTGGGAGGACGCTTCAAAAAGTCGCAGGACTTTCGTTCTTTTTAAAAATTTGGAAACAAGAGGCCAAACGGCCTCATTTATCTATGGACTTTCGCGCGTCTTTTGGGTATAGTTAGCTTGCGTCGTGAAAAAGACGGCGCCGGGCTTTACCACTCCCGAACGAACCACAAGCGCGAAAGGCGCCACGTGCATTTTTTGCACATAGTGGCTTTTCTTTTGCTTATCTCTTATGGGGAGAGCTGCGGGCCGCGTAAGCGGGCCGGAGTGCTTGTGTTTCGGCAGTGGTATCCCGCAGTCTCTACCCCGCCAATACCACGGCGCGGCAGTAGAGAGTTTTTCAAACTCTTAAGATAGGATCACAAGCAATGTCTGATCTTTCCCCCGCCCAGATGCGACAAATCACCGCCGCCGTCTATGCCGCAGCGCCGAGCCGTGCAGCCCGCGGCCGACATGGCGCTGCAGACAGCGCTTGGATTTCTTGAGAACCGGATCCCACTTCATTCGGTAGGCCTTTACATATCGATAA